ACCAAAGTCAGGTATTGCAGGACCTGTAGAGTCTGGTATAGCATTAGTAATACCACCACCTATACTAGGCATTACTGATTCCATTACTTTGCTTTTGACGTTCTCAATGATAGCGTCTTTATTAAAATATACAACCCCAACAGCACCAACGACGGTGAGAGAGATAACGCCACTTGCAATAGCAATTCCATTTATAATTTTTTGCATGATATTTATTTTGTATCGGGAACAATTTTTACAGGACCTGATTCAATCCTGATGGTTTGTGCAGGAGCAGTCTCAGATGCTTTAGCAATAAGAAACTCCATATCTTTCTTAGATATGTTAGCACTACCACCATCAGCACCATTCTTTTTCTTGCCTGACGCTTGGACGCCAAAAGTAGCTAATGTTCCTGTGAAGACCGAAGCTATGAAAGTTGGATCCAGTTTTTGTTCTGGTATGTTGAACGCTGCTGGCAACTTAACATACGCTAAAGTTAAAATTCCTGCGGACCACACAAGAACAGCAAGTCTAACAACTGTGGATAGAAAAGCGAGTTGCTCTTCCTTATCATCAATATTTTCTTTAATTTTACCGATGATACCTTTTGGTTTTTCTTTTACTTCTGCCATAATATTTTATTTGCTGTTCTATTTATCAACAATCCTTACTCATATCTTCTGCCATGTTACCACCTATCTCTGCACCTTGATTACCACCAAACATTGCTACCCATCCTGCTGCTACCCATCCTACGAATGGTATAGTGCTAAGACTAGGTGCTGCAGCTGCTCCAATGCTAGTACCAACTACTCTACCTGTACCTTCTCCTGATCCTATTGCTTTGATACATGCAATTCTTTCAGCACTTATCTCTGCTGCTTGTTCATGAGTCAAACCAGGTTTCTGATCTAACCATGATCTATGATTTGATACCGCACCACCTTGATTGGTTGCACCGTCCATGAAGTATTCTTCTGCAACCTTAGTGGTATTATTTGCAAGTCCTAAGAATCCTGCTTTCTCTTTAATATCTTTAGTAATATATGCTCTCGCAGGATCATTTGCTTTATATGATATAGCATATCCCTCGTCTGATACACTCACTTTATATGATGTGTAAGGACCTACAGGTAAATCCACTGATGGTAGTGGTGTTTCTGTTTGTCTTGTAGCAATATATCCAATCATACCAATATGTGAGACAGCGAATAGACTGCCTACCACACCGAATGATATCCATTTTAGTTTATTCATTTGTCTTGATTTACTCACCTAGAGTATGTATAACAGGTTTCTCAGTTTTTAAAATGTTATACAATTCCATGTTCTCTGCGGTTGAAACAGGATAAAACTCAGCAGTGGGATCAAACCCATCATATCTCTTTGCCTGATTGATTACGATAGAACCATCTTTACCTGACACTGATCTATGGAATGTGCCACGAGGTATAATCAATGCACCACTGTGTACATTGAGATGTATTATATGATAAGGATATTTCCAATCTCTATTAATTAATTCAAAAGTTCTCTCTCCTTGTATGACTCTATTACAGTCATCTTGAAAACTATGAATATAAAATTGTTTACCTCCCACACAGTCTGGTGGAGGTGATACTGCAGGACCTGTGTGTACTACGAGATCACTAGCATTTGATTCTTCTACTGATATATCATAAAAAATTACATCATCTGTTTCACGAAACACACGGTGTCTCTTGAAATGTATGTCACTCATAGTATCGCTTTCATAATAAACTCTTTACTAAGTATTATATCACCTAACAAATCTAATGTCAATGTGTCTCCTCTATTGCTTCTTTGACGATCTGTTTAAGTTCTCTTTTTTGTCTCTTACTAAAAGAGTCTGTCCCAAACTTTTGGTCTATCCATTTCTTTCCATACCAGAATACGAATAAACAAATCATTAAGGCAATACCATCACCCCATGATAAGTTCCATGCCCATTGAAAAAATTGCCACATAATTACCCCTGATCTAATGTACCAAATGACCTACGAATCTCTCGTAGTTCTTCAAAGTCTTTCTTCTTTGTACCACCATCATAACCCCAAGCGTATCCTTCGTTAATCATTTGTTCGTTGAGCGATACAGAATCATCGCCAATGTATAACCAACCAAGCAACCTACCATACTTACCCATGCCACCTTTAAGTTCGGTTCTGATAGTGAGTTCATCATCTCCATCAATAGCTCCCTCAAGTTTTTCCTTCATCCAATTTGTAGCATCTAGTCCCAGTGCTTTTTCTTCCAAGTCTCTTGTTCTCTTCTCTGGCGTATCAACGCCTGCAATTCTAACTCTTTCTTTCTTGTATAAGTCAAACCCAAGATCAATGGTGACATCAATAGTATCGCCGTCAACAACACGATTTATCTCCGTAACTCTAAAATTGTAGCAGGATTTCCTACTTGGTGGTGTCATCGCTCCCATCGTTCATCTCCATAAATGACATCTTTAGTATATAGTAGATGTACCAAGTCACTATTGCGACGAGTATACCAACCATCCATATGACTCCCCATACTACCATGATTTAATATTAATATCATATGCTATTGATATCCTTTCGTTTGCGGATAGTTTTGCTCTATGGTAGAGCATTGAATTAAATATTATTAAGTCTCCAGATCTAACTGGTAACTCATAGAAACTAGAGTTGTAGCAGTTCATATCATATACATCTTCAATAGGAACTTGTGATAAAAAATAATCTGAGAATGGAGAAAAGAATTGTATTACTCCATCTGTAGATAGTGGATAGTAAATAGCAGACAAAAAACTATTTCTATGATTGTGTGGTTCTTCTATGTCTTTATTGACATTATAATTACACCAGATTTTTTTAATGTATAACTCTTTACTTTTACAAGTTGAGTTTAAAATATATTTGCCTTCTTTTAAGATACGAGAATTTAACTCTGACAGTAATGGATCAGAGGTATCCAAATATCTTTGTTCTTTAAACTTAGATAATTTTTCGTTATCAATATCACTGAGGTGAAATTGAGATAACCCAACTCCAAATAATAAAGTATTAAACATTACACTAATATAGGATGTGCCCACGCTTGTGGTATAAGGAACGCTGCTGTTCCTACTATTAGACCAAATACTACACAGGTAGATTTAATTGGTAAGTTTTTCATTTTTGTTAATTGGTAATGGAACCAGTAATTACTTTCCAGAAACCTTTAAGTGCTGTCAATGCAGGGTATGGATCTTCAGATTTGATCTCATCAAACATGTACATATTCAATCTAAATGCATAGTTTGCCTCAGCAAATATAGCATTCTTCTGTGATTGATTTAGATTTAACACATCAAGTATTGCCCTGTAATTTGTTTTCCATTCTTTTGCATCATGAATCTCAGGAAACTCATAGAAGTTTAGACCTTCTCCCGCAGGAGGATTAAGTGCACTCTTTGCTATTTTACATAGAATTTGTCCACCTGATAGATCACCTATGTACCTAGTATAATGATGAGCAAGCAGAAGATATGGATCTTGCTGTGCTAATTCACTTAGTCTAAAACAATAGGTATCACACGCTGGTGAAGGACCTACTTGTTCTTTCCAATAAGGACCGTAATAATATAATAGATCTTTTTCTAATGACGGACTACGATCAAGTTGTGATTGCCATCCCTGTAATACTTTTACAGTTGGGTCATCAGAGTCATTGATTAGTCTTTCCATAGTACTGTAAACATACCAGAAATTGGCAATGAGTTTACGATACTCCTCAGGGTCAACAACACCTCTAAGAAACCCTGCAACAAACTTTGTATTTTCTGCTGCGGAATGAGACTCCTTAGTTGCTTCTTTTAATTCTTTACTGAACATAATATTAATAGGTATTTATACTACTTTGCCTGGCATATAGTCCATTCTGTCTAGACATTCTGACAGCATTTTCCCATACTCGTTAAACAGTTTATCGCCAGCAATATAACTTCTTTGTCTTCTCCAAATTGCTTCTGCAAGCATCTTTCTTTCTTTTTCAGAAAAACTTTCAAATCTTGTTTTTAGTTTCATGATTCAGATGGGGATAAAACTTGATCAGAATAAACTCTAAGTTTTTCTATCAAGTCGGCATATCTATCCCATATGTCCTCAGATCCTGTCTGTTCTTGAGCGATTAGACAAGCTCGTATTAGACAATGGATATCGCCATTATTAAAACGCATAGTTCTACAGTTATTATACTATAATTATAGTATAAAAGATAGTGTAGTTTACGCTTTGTTAGCAATTCCAAGCTCTTAGTGATTTGTTGATCCTACTATCAGGATCACTGGCAGTTTTCTTTGAAGTTAATTTCTTTTTCATTCCTTTCATTCTAGCACAGAATGATGAGCGACGGGGATTTCCAACCTTCTTGCTTGGTGCTTTAAGGTCAGATCCTGGATTAGCCTTCTCATATGACTTTCGTCCTTTCTCGTTAAGTCCACCTTCTTTGTTTTTGCCAGCCTTCTTTGTCCAGGCTGCACCTTCTAAAATTCCGTTATCCTGCACATTGGCAGACTCAGCGAGTCTTTTAAATTCTTTGTATCTCATATACCATGTCAGGGTCTATGCATTTATTTATGCAACTATCTCTTGCCACCACCCATTTGTTTAAGCATTTTTTGTAATTCTGTAGTGCTACCAACAAACATAGCATTGTTAGTAACATTCTTAGGACCTTTTATTTCTTCATCAAGATCTTTCATTTTCTTATGTAAGTCTTGTAATTTCTCTGTCATGTCTGCAACATGTTTCATTGCTGCTACTGCAACTTCATATGCTCTAGGATGACCACTTTCTTGTGCTACTTCTAATGCACCCTTTACTGCTTCTTGACCTTGGTCAATCAAAGAATATAATTCACCACGAGTATATTCATAATCTTTTTGCTGATCATCCTCTTTTGATTTTACTTTGGGTAGATTAGGTTTATCAGCAGGTTCTACTTCAATATTAAGAAGTTCTTCCATGTTGTCTTCTAGGCTACTCATAAGAATTCAATTCCTTCATTAAATCCAAAGTCATCACCAGCATCTACTAATGCATCATCAGCAACATCAATGACACCATCAGTATTGATATCTGTTTTTGCTTTGGGTGTATATGTTCTAGTAATCGCTCTACGATTGACTGCAGTATCACCAAGTGTCTCATGTATGATTGCTTTCTTAATGACATCTGATGTGTTGTAAGGACCGTATAGATAAGTCTTCATTGTGAAGTTTAAAGTGTAGATGATATATCTACGCTCATAAAAACTATCGTCCCATGTATCTTCATAACCAACATTATTTAAAATTACAGCGATATCTCTTTTTTCATTCATATCAGGTATCATGTTAAGAGTGACACTGAACGATGGTTGGAAGTATGGTAGTATCTGCTCAGTAATTTGTAGAGCATCGTCCTGTGACTTTGCCATAACACCAAGTTCAAAACCAAGGTTATATGGTACAGGAACATACTGTACTCTTACCTCACCACCATTATCATTAATAATAGTTTTATATTTTTGAATTGGAGATGTCTTACGAGTAGGATCGTATTCAATACTCGTCATTTCAAAGTACAGTCTAGGTAAAGTAATCGCTACTTTTCTAGAACTAGCGTTTTCTTCTAGTCTTACAATAAATTTTTGTTTAGGACCGTATGCTAACGGAACTTTAATTTCTTCTAATACAGCACCAGTGCTTGGATCTGTACTCTTCATTGCAATATTATTAAAGAGTGTACCAAATGCTATGATGTTCTTACGAACTATTTGGTTGTAAAAATGATTGCCTAACATTATATGCTACCTGTAAAATTACCAAACTCGCCAAATGGATTACCCTCTGACCAATCAACTATGTTGTCAGCTGCGTCTTCAATTTGTCTGTTTGCATCGTATTCACTATTAGTATTCTGTAATGTATCAAAGGTAGAAACTACCCAGACAGCGTTACTATCATTACCAGTAAGTGATTCATTTGCTGCAAATGTACCAGTTCTATTTTGTACTATTAGTATTCTTGTAGTACTATCCCAAGACTTAACTTCTGCAGTAGTAGCAGTAGTACCACCAGTAACAGTCTCACCAGCAGTAAAGTCTCCTGTGCCACCAACACCCATTGTAAGAGATATAGCAGTATCAAATAATACTTCTATTGCATCTATCTCTGCAACACCAGTAGCAAGATCGTCTGAACCAACCTGATATAGTTCTGCAGTGATTGCATAAAATTGTATCTTACCAAACTGGAAGAATGGTTCTTCTTTTCCAACATACTTAATTTCATACAAGTTTTGTGTGAGAGGATAATACAATAGATCTCCCTCATTAGGTCTCTCAGGAACTGTAAGTTTGGCAGACATACTATGTTCTGCTACTTCTTCATCCCATCTTTTTGTAGACACACGAAAAATTATCTCGTCTGTAATAGTCAAACCAAACTTACTTATAAATTCTGCATTGTCTCCAAAACCCATTACATTCACAAGTAACATTTCTATTTGAAATTGATCTTGATACTTGGTGTATCTAACTTCATCCAATGTGCTATCTGCTAGGACTGTTTTGGGTAGATAATATATATCTGAACCAAACAATTTGATTTGCTCATCCACGAGATTTTGAACCAAAGTTTGTTCGCCACTGTGACCTTGGTGATAAGTTGGAAAGTAGGGACTGGTAGGCATTTTATCCGATCATATCCATTGGTGGTATTGCGTACTTGCTAAGAACTTCTGACTCAAGTGTCTCAATTTCTGCAAGTGCGTCTGTGTAGATTTCTCTACCATTAAGTGTAACTCCGCCAGGTAACTGAACATTGTTATACTTAATTAAGTTCATACCCCACTGTCTCTTCATAAGAGCTGTGGCATATCTTTTCACAAAAACATCATTGTTCATCTGTGTAGCTTCCGTAGGATCAATAAGACGATGACATTCAATAAGAACATTAGTTCCTTCTTTTAAAAAGTCTTTATCTATATCAAGGTATAGACGATCATTACGTGCTGTAAATCTAAACTGCTGGAAAGATCCATTGTTTAGAACCATATCTAGAGTTTCTAGATACTGTTTATTCATATAGTAGTTAAGGATATCCAGTGATCCAAATGCATATAGATCATTCAAGAACAACTGAAACTCAACACCAAAGAGATTAGAACGGATTGAGTTACTGACAAGACCAAATACTCTAGTAATACCAACTACATGATCAGGAATTGGAATAAAGTTTGTTGCTTCTAACCAAGTTCCAGTAGCATTTGGTGTTACATTAGTATCAGTAACTGTCTTAGTAACTGTTGCTGCAAAACGAGTTTTATCGTCAGCACTGATTTCGTGATACAAATAAGCACGTTCCATACCATTGTAACAGTTCTCTTGAAAAAACTGAAACGTGTCGTCTATTACGTTGTTAACCTGTTCGTCATCAATATTAACTTGCAACACGGGTTCACCAAGTTGCCTCTTGCAATATGTGATGAGTTCAGCTCTAGAACTTGGAGATGCCATTATACACAAAAATCCCTTCTTACTTATTTAGGAAGAAGGGATCTGGTATTTATTCAGCAACAGCTGCTGGTGCAGGTGCAGCAGTTTCTTCTGGTTTTTCTTCTAGTAAATTTAAAGTTTCTAAACCACCCTCTAATTTAATTTTATATTCTTTTGCTTTTGTTAAATTTGCTTCTAGTTCTCCAATTTGCTTTACTGTAGTAGCAATTTGTTCTTCAAAATTCTTTTTTAATTGTGCAGGATCCATGGTAATCAGGTTTAATAGTATGTGTATTATTTATATTGGTATCAAACATCGCAGTCAGGACAAGGGAACATCTCCTTTAGTCTTTCTACTTCTCTTATCTCATTATATAAATCAATGTTCGTTTTTTCTGGATCGTAATCTAATGGAAATCTTCTCCTACATTCAGGACATTCATATTCTAACAGATTTTCGCACTCCCAATCCCATACTTCTTGTAAGAAATAATAAAAATATGGAGGACTATAGTTTACTCTGTTCTCTAAAGGGATGGGATCTCCAATCCACTTAGCATTGCATTCTGGACAATGCGTATAATGTTTTGTATTCATTATCTACTTAAAGTATCTTTACTATCTTTTTGATATTGATTAATTAAATCTTGTGTCCAAACAGCTCTAGCAATACCTTTTACTTTTTCGTCAGCTTCTTCAATGGGTTCACCAGGATTATAAGTCACAGAAACTTCCCTATCACTAACTACTTCTTCACCTTTATAAATGGTTTCTTGTTTAGTAACTACAATTTGTCCAGCTGGAAAAGTCTCAATCTTAGTTACTTCAACCTCTTCTCTCAAATTCATTTTTAATTTTAAATAACTAGTTATGTATTATTTATTGACTTTTTAAAGTTAATCAAGTATGATAAAAATAAAAAATGACTGTCGTTGTAAATAATTGGTTCCCTACATCCATCTATATTGCTGAGTCTATTGTATCAAGTAAATACAACGATTTACTAAAACAAAAATCTTTAGAGGTAGAAAAGATATCAGAAAACGGAGCTTCTAATTGGCATTGCAACACTTATAATACTTTAGGAACTTTTGATTTAAAAGAAGACCCTTTGTTTTCTGATCTATTAAAAGAGATTGAGTTTCATGTAAAAAAATTTACAGAAATGCATGGATCTGATTACAAGTACACTTGTAAGGATAGTTGGTTAAACCTTAATTATAAAAATTCTTATCAAGAATATCATTGTCATTCCAATTCAACTTTTAGTGCAGTCTATTATATTTCTACACCACCAAAGTCTGGTAAAATTCATTTTGAAAATCCATGTGAACCAGACATGTTGCCAATAGAAGGAATTAAAACACCAACAGAACTGAGTTTTAGAACATGTCATTATAAACCAGAGGAAAGAATGTTATTAATTTTCAGATCTTACATGAGACATATGGTAGAAATGTGTAAAAATGACTCTCCAAGAATAACAGTAGGACTTAATTTCTGACATGAAAGATAATTTCATAGTAGTAAAAAATTTTTTAGATCCATCTTTTTCTCAGTCTTTGTATGAGTATTTAAAATTTTCCACTCAAGTTTCAATTTTAAGAGGAGAAGAAATTTACACCAGTAAAAACGTATCAGGATGTATTTGTCAAAAAGCAAATGATTTGATGCTTGATGCAGTTTTAAAGACATCTAAAGAAAAAGTTGAGAACATAACAGGATTAAATTTAATTCCAACATATTCTATGGCTAGAATATACACCAATGGAAACGAACTCAAAAAACATACGGACAGACCATCTTGTGAGATTAGTGTAACAGTAAAACTATCAGACACAAAAAATTATAACTACCCCATATACATGGACAACCATAAGGTTTTGTTAGAAGATGGTGATGCAGTAGTTTATAAAGGAACTGAGGTTCAACACTGGAGAAACAAGTGTGAGTGTCCAGAAAAATATTTTCTTGGGCAGTTGTTTTTACATTATGTTCAATCGGATGGGTTGCACAATGATCATGCTTATGATAAAATAAAAGATAGGAAAGATGTATTTGAAAACTTAGTATGGCAGAAACTATTATAATTGATAATCAACCTTACTACGATTTTACAGACGCTCAAACTGATATTAAAAGCATTATTCATGCGATTAATCTACTATACAAAGGTCCTGATATTCATCCAAATGGATTAGTTGGAGCAGAGATTGGGGTTTTTAGAGCAGAAAGTTTTATGACTATTCTCCACAATTGTCCAAATGTGACAAAATTACATGGAGTGGATGCATACGTACCATATGCTGATTTTTTAAAAGATGAACCAGACGGACAACCTGCTTTTGTGTTTGATAAAAAATCAGTTGAATATATAAAACTTACCTCATACCACCATCAAGAATTTTCTGGTTGTAAAGAAAAAATCGTATTCCATGAAATGGATAGTAATGATGCAGCAAAAGAAATTGAAGATGAAAGTTTAGATTTTATTTTTTTAGATGCTTGTATGACAGGAGAACAAGCTTACAATGATCTAGAAGTTTGGTATCCAAAAATAAAATCAAATGGGTTGTTTGCTGGACATGATTGGAATTCTTTAGAAGTTCAAGCTGCTATTCTAAAATTTAGAGGTAGAAAGGATATTGGAGGTGATTGGAGTAGATATGATAATACATGGGCATGGATTAAATGATAGAAAATTTATTTTCATCAACAGTATTTTTTAATGAAATTAATGACTTTAACAAAAAAGAGTTAGTTGATTTTGCATATTCTGAAAAATTTAAAAATACTGAAGGAGTACGTAAATCTAATTTTGGTGGATGGCAATCAGGAGACCATTACCATTTGACAAACAATCCTATAATAGAAACTCTAGGTAAAGAGTTATACAATTTTAAATTTTTTAAACCAAATGTACGTTTAATAATAGATGGTTTATGGATAAACATAAATGGAAAAGGATCATACAACATGATGCACGTTCACCCTAGTTGTGATCTAGCTGCTGTTTTTTGGATATCAACACCACTCAATAGTGGTACAATTGTATTTGAAAATCCACATTCTTTTTATCATAATAAAATGAAAATGTATAGTGATGAAGTTCAATCAAAATCATTTCAATATACTTCATACAATTTATCTCCTAAAGAAGGATCTGTAATATTATTTCCTTCTTACTTAAGACATGCGGTTGAAGTAAATGAATCTGATGAAGATAGAATATCAGCATCGTTTAATGTACATATGGAGTATAGAAGATGATAGAAAATATATACTCAACACCAATATACTCTGCTATGGTAGATAATTTTGATGATATTCAAAAAGAAATGTACTCTACTATTTCTAATTTAGATTTTAAAATGGTAGAGGAATGGGGTCAAACTCATTTTGTATCTTCATCTACTTTTAATGATTCTTATAAAATGAAGGTCTTTGAAGATGAACTATATAAACATATAGTTAATTATTGTTTAGAATTAGAATTTCCTATAAGAAATTACAAACTCAAATCTTGGTTTACAAAATTTAAAAAAGGAAATTATGGACATATTCATAGTCATGGTCATCATGATATATCAGTTTGCTATTATGTAAAAACTAAAGAAAGTTCTGGAAGTATATTCTTTGAAACTCCAGTAGAATCTGCCACAACTTCTTTTGTATATAATAAAAAATATGCTAACAGATATTGGCATATGCCGATAGAAGGAAAACTACTTTTATTTCCTGCATGGTTAAGACATGGAATTACTACAAACACAACTGATAAAGAAAGAATCAGTTTTTCTGCAAATATAGAATTTAAAAGATGAAAATTGTAATCGTTGGTGGTGGAACTATTGGTTGGCTTACTACATTTGTAATGTCAAAAATTAGACCAAAACATCAGTATATTAATATTACCAGTTCAAACATTCCTACTGTTGGTGTTGGTGAAGGGATTACTGGACTATTCAGAAGAATATTGACAGATCCATTTTATGAAATTAATGAATATGATTTTTTTATGAAAACAAAATCTGTTCCAAAACTTTCAATTCAATTTAATGGATGGAGTAAAGACAACAAATCATTTTTTCATCCAATTGAAGGATCAATAACTTCTGATAAATTTATTGATACAGCATTATTTTATAGCATCTTAAAAGATTATGATATTGATGACTGTAGTAAAACTGGGTTTTTATCTAATAGAAATAAAACTAATTTTCAAGTATTTGGTGGAAAAGTAAATATTCATGATCCTGGATTACATGCATACCATGTAGACAATGAACAAGTTGGAAAGTATTTCAAAGATCTGTCTTTAAAAAATAAAGTTACTTCTATAGAAGGAGATATTGACAGAGTAATTTATAAAAACAACAAGATTGAATCGGTTGTTCTTTCTTCTGGAGAAAAAATAGATGCCGATTTTTTTGTTGATTGTAGTGGATCTAAAAAAGTATTAATTAAAAATCTTTCAGATGAAATTGTTGATTATGGAAAATATTTACCATTAAATGAAGCACTAATTTATAAATTAGATGAATCTGATAGTACTATACCTCCATATTCATCATCAACAGCGATGAATAATGGATGGAAATTTAAAATTCATAAATCCAATTCAATTGGTAGTGGATATATTTACTCCAATTTATTTTCTGATGAAAACAAATCTTTACAAGAGTTGAATAATTTTTATGGAAAAAGTGTAAAACATATAAAAACAGTTAAATTTAATAACACTAGACAAAAAAATTGTTTAGTTGGTAATTGCTTAACTTTAGGTCAATCTAACTATAGTGTAGAACCTTTACAAGCAACAGGAATTCATTGTGCTTTAGTTCAATTAAATGATTTTATGAGAAATTGTTTTGCTGATGATATTGATATGATGACAAACGAAGTTGTTGTAAAACAATATAACGAACGAACTGCAAAAATTTGCGATGATCTGGTAGATTTTATGATGGTTCATTATACTGGAGGAAAAACTAATACCGATTTTTGGAAGTATGTTACATATGATAAACCAATATCTGACAAAGTTTCTGAAATTTTAGATTTAGCAAAAACTAGATTAACAAGATGGGATGATTTTGATACCTATTATGGGTGTGCTAATCAAATCCTTTGGAATTCAACCTTAGCTGGACTAGGGCATTTTAAAAAAGAAACCATAGAAAAAGTTTTTTCTACTTGGGGATTGTACGAAGAAATGTTGGAGACCGAATTAGAACAACATATTATAGATATGAGAAATTTTAGTTTTGTATGTTCTAATGCAAAATCAGTATTAGAGTTATTGAAATAATATGGAATATCAATGGTATCTGAATACAGATATTAATATACCTTTTGTAAAAGTAGAAGATATATTTACAGATTTTGAAATAAAAAAAATTATAGAGATTGGTAAAGATTTAAAAAGATCATCACCAACAGAGGCAAAACTAGGATTTGATGGAACTGAAGATTCTGGATACAGAAAATGTAAGTTGTCGTGGATACGTTCTGATCTAGAAGATAACCGATGGATTTTTAGACATCTTTCAGATGTTTTAAACAATGTAAACAGTTTTTTTAAATTTGATGTTGATATAATACAAAATCTTCAGTTTACTGAATATACTTCTGATGGAGACTTCTATGGTAAACATCTAGATATTGGTTATGAAGAAGCAGCATCAAGAAAAATTAGTTTTAGTATCCAACTTTCTGATCCATCTGAATACTCTGGTGGTGAGTTACAATTTTATTATGAATCTTCTC